ACCCAGCCGGTGTGGCTCGCCCTGTGGGTGTGGTCACCCTGGCCGCTGGTGGCACTGGTGGCGCCCGCCATCGCTGCCATCGTGCGACGGCCGGCCATCGACCCGGTGACCGCGAACCCGTCGCTGCGGCGGGTGCATGACCATCCGATCCGCTCGGCGTTCGAGCATCGTGCCGGCCGCTGGCGCGACGGGTGGCTGATGGTCGCCCCGTGGGGGCTGACCCTACTGGCGCTCGTCGAGCCGACACCCCAGGTGATCGCCGCCCTGGTGGTCGCCCACCTGCAACTGCTGGTCGCCACCGACACGGTGCGACTCGTCCAGACCGCTGCCGGCCCCGTCATGGCGCTGGCGGCCGCCATGTTCATACCCGCACCGTGGCTCCTGCTTGCGGTGATCGTTGCTGCCTTCTGGTGGCGCACACCAGAGCTGGTGTGATGGAGGTTCCGACGTGAGAGTCCAGAAGGGAACCGCCGTCACGGTCCGCACGGACCTGTTCGACGACACACCCTCGTCGGTGACCGTCGCAGCCGTCCGGGCATCCGATGGCACCACGATCAGTCCGGCACCGTCTGGCACCGTCGTCGGCAAGGCCGTCGACGTGTCGCTGACGGCCGGCGACCATCTTGACCAGATAGACAGTCTCACCGTCACAGTGTCAGCCACGGTCAGTTCGTTGGCCACCATCCAGGTGTTCACCGTCGACGTGGTCGGCAGCCACTACGTCACCCTCGGGTCGCTCCGCACCGAACCGCAACTCAGCGACGCCGCCCGGTATCCGGACGCCCTGGTGCAGTCGTTCCGCGACGAGATCGAGGAGCACGTCGAGACGGCCTGCAACGTGGCGTTCGTGCCGTCGTTCGGCACCGAGTCCCGCATCGGCGACGGCACCTCCACCATCGTGATGCGAACCAACAAGGTCCGCAGCCTCACCGCCCTGACCATCGACGGTGTGTCCCAGACGCTCTCCAACTTCGAGCTGCTGGACGGCAACATCCTCCACCACAAGTCGGGCACTTTCGACCACGGCGAACCCATCGTTGTCACCTTTGAGCACGGCTACGACCGGCCGCCGGCCAAACTGGTCCGCGAGGTCCGCCAGGCCATCCGCTCCGAAATGTTGTCCCGAGGGTCGCAGGCACCCAACAACAGACTGTGGGAACAGACCGCAGACGGCCTCACCGTCCGCTACTCGACCGCCGACTGGGATGCCCGCCGCTTCACCGGTTCGACTGACTTCGACGCCGCACTCAACGCCTACCGCTGGCCCGACATTGGGTTTGCCTGATGGCGGCGGTCACGAAGCTGCAACGGGTGGCTGCTGCCAACCGGTTGCGCGACTTGCTCGACACCCGAGGCGGCACCACGGTCATCAAGGGCGCCCCACGCAACGAACAGCAGGGCGAGCTGATAATCGTCGGCGACATCGAGGGTGAACTGTCGGTCCCGCACATGCAGTCGGGTCGCAAGCAGTACGACGACCGGTTCAGCATCGAGGTGCTTTGCATCGGCTGGGATCCCGGCGCCGAGGACTTCGACTACGTCGATGAAGCAGTCGAGGGCATGGGCGAACACGTTCACGACGTGGTTGCCGACGCCCCGCAGCTCGAGAGTGGCGGCACGCCGCTCGACGGTGTCGTGTCCGCCGTGGTCGGCGAGTTCGACGGTCCGAATCGCTGGTGGAATCCAGAAGGTGTCGGCGCTGCGATGCGAATCAAGGTCGACGTACACGTCCGCATGTCCTGACCCAGGAGATCAAGTGCAGAAGCTCAAGTACACCGGCCCACATTCGGCCGTGGAAATCGAGGTCGCCCCCCGCAAGTGGGTGACAGTCGAACGAGACGGCACCATCGAGGCGCCCAAGGCGCTCGCCGACAGCCTGCTCGAGCAGGCCGACAACTGGCAGCAGGTTGGCAAGCCAGCCGAGAAGAAGTCCACCGACACCGACGGCCCCGAAGCCGAGGAGAAGTAAGTCATGCCACTGGAAACACAACTCGGCCACAAGACCGAGACGACATACGGCACCGCCGTCACGGTGGACCGCTTCGAGCCTTACCTGTCGGAGAACATCCAGCCCGAGACGTTCCGCACCCGTGTCCCCTCGATGCGGTCCGGCAAGCAGGCGGCCGGCTCGACCGAGTACGCCGCCGGAATCCTCGGCTACGCCGGGTCCCTCGAGATCCCGGTGCTGTCCAAGGGCTTCGGCGTCTGGATGGAGTACGCCCTTGGCGCAGTGTCCACCACCGGTCCCACCGGCGGCGCCTACCAGCACGTTGCGACCATCGACCCGGACGCCTGCCCGCCGTCGTTCACAGCACAGGTCAACAGGTCGCTCGCTCCGTGCGGCTCAACCGACCAGGCGATGACCTTCGAGGGCTGCCAGATCAACTCGTGGTCGCTCACCTGCTCCGTGGACGAAATCCTGAAGTTCTCGTGCGAGATCGTCGCCGAGGACGGCACCACCGGCACGGCACTGGCAACGGCCAGCTACGCCGCCAGCACCGAACCGCTGACGTGGGCGGGCGCCTCGCTCACCATCGGCGGCACCTCGGTGCCGGTCACGTCGTTCACCCTGTCGGGCAACAACAACCTCAAGACCGATCGCCACTACCAGCGGGCTGAGACACGCCGCGACCAGGCACCCCGCTCGGACTACCCCGAGATAACGGTGGAGTTCGAGGCCGACTGGGACAGCCTGACCCAGTACAACCGGTTCGTGGCCGAGACGGCAGCCGGCACCCAGGCCGCCGTGGTCTACACCTGCGAGGCCCCGACGGCCATCACGACCGGCGTGTACCCCGGCGTCGTGGTCACCCTCGCAGCGGTTGACTTCACCAACGTGGCGGCGAACGTGTCCGGACCCGACATGCTGATGCAGTCCATCAGCGGCCTCGTGCTCGACAACTTCTCCGACGAACCCATCGACGTCACCTACACCTCGGAGGACTCGGCCGCCTGATGGTCGACTCCTACGTCCGTGTCGAGGGCATCCGTGAGCTGCGTTCGGCGTTGCGTCGGATGGGCACCACGGGTGCCAACAAGGCACTGAGGGGCGCTCACAAGAGCGTCGCCAAGATGGTCGAGGGCGAGTCCCGCGGTCAGGGCACCGCGCAGCAGGTGAAGGCGTCCAGGGCCATTCTCGGCAAGGGTGACACCGACGCTGCGCTCATCGCCATCCGCAACCTGGCGTCGGTGCCGTTCGGCCTTGGCGCCTTCATGGGTGCGTTGCAGTACAAGCAGTTCCCCGAGTGGGTCGGCAACCAGTGGGACCTGGAAGCCGGCGAGGGACCGTATGTCATCGCCCCGATCATCGCATCGAGGCGCCCCGACATCATCGAGGAGTTCGAGCGCCAGATGCGCTCAGCGGCCGAGTCACTGGGACTCGACTGGGACTAGGCAATACCGGGAGGAAACATGCCACCACGCGACCTGCGCCGGTCGGGTGCCACCGACATCGTGATGACCATCACAGTGGACGGAGTGCCCTACCGGTTCGACCTGTCGAACATCACCGCCAAGATGGAGCTGGACCTTTACCAGCAGTCCGGAGGGCTACGGCTCACCAAGGTGATGGAAGAGCTACAGGACGGCGCCACCGGCTTCCACATCGCAGCGATGGTCTACCTGGCCCGCCGCTCCGAGGGTGACGACATCACCTTCGACGAGGTCGCCGAACACATGGGCATCGCATCCGAAGTCGACGTGCACGTCGAGGGTGAAGATGACGACGACGACACCCCCGAGGCCGACCGCCCGGAAGCAATCGCCGCCAACTGAGGCGGCACCTTCCAGAGCTGTCGCACTGGTTCGGCATCCAGCCGGCCGACGTGGATGACATGACCCGCGGCGAACTGCTCGAGTACACCAACCGTCTGGCGAAACTGCCGCCTATCGGGTCGACGTTCCTCGTTCAGCCCAAGGAGTAGCAAGTGGCAAAGAACGAGGTCCGGATACACATAACGGGCGACGCCACCGCCCTCGGCGGTGCGCTCAATGCGGCCGAAGGCAAGCTGGCTGCCTTTTCCAACAAGATGAGGGCCGTCGGCACCAAACTCCGCAGCGTCGGCCAGTCGATGACCCTCGGGCTCACCCTGCCCATCGTGGGCGCCCTTGGCCTCGGTGTGAAGTGGGCCGGCGAGCTCGAGGACGCCCAGGCGGCCTCCGAGCAGGTGTTTGGGTCCATGTCCAAACAGATGGACAAGTGGGCCGACAACGCCGCCAAGAACTTCGGACTGTCCAAGGGTGAGGCCCAGGAGTGGGCCAACCAGGTCGGCATCCGCCTGCGCTCCATCGGCAACATGACCGAGCAGGAGGCGGCCAACTGGTCACAGACCCTTGTTCAGCTCGGCGGTGACTTTGCATCGTTCTTCGGTGGCACCACCGCCGAAGCGGTGCAGGCGATCAACTCGGCGCTCACTGGTGAGTTCGAGCCACTGAAGCGTTACGGCGTCATAATTAACGACCAGACCCTCAAGGCCAAGATATTCAAGGACACCGGCGAGGAGGTCACCGGGACGCTGACGGCGCAGCAGAAACAGTTGGCCACGCTCGGCATCATCATGGAGGAAACCGGGCTGGTGCAGGGCGACTACGCCCGCAACGCCGAGGGCGCCACCAACGCCCAGCGGACCATGACGGCCAGCCTCAAGGACGCCGCCACCGAACTGGGCAACGTGCTGCTGCCGTATGTGACCCAAGCCGTCCAGTGGATCACGAATCTGGTCGACAAGTTCAAGGAACTTGATCCGAACATGCAGCGGATCATCGTGATCGCTGCCGTGGTGGTCGCAGCCCTGGGGCCGCTGATCTACATCCTGGGCGTGCTCGCCACCGCCATCAGCTTCATTGCCTCGCCGGTCGGGCTCGTGATCGCCGCCCTTGTCGCGCTCGGCGCAGCCATCTGGTGGCTCTACAACAACAACGACGGGTTCCGCCGGTGGGTCGATGATGTTATCGACTGGTTCCAGGAGAAGATCCCGCAAGCCATCGATTACTTCACCGACACCATATGGCCAAAGCTGGTCGACGCGTGGGAATGGATTCGTGACGAAGCATGGCCGATGCTCAAGGACGCGGCCGGCAAGATCCGCACCGCTTGGGACTGGATCTGGGATAAGGTCGCCGCCTTCATCGGATGGTGGAAAGAGAACGTCTGGCCGATCACCGAAGAAGTGATTGGGCTCATCGTGGCCGGCCACCGGTTCATGGTGAACGAGGTTCTGCCCAAGTGGGCGATCATCCAGAGCAAGATCGAGAACGTCCTCAACTTTCTACGCCCGTTCATTGACGCATTCTTGCGGGGCACTCTCGCCATCTGGAGTGTCATCTGGTCGAGCACTGTCGCTGTTGTCTCCTTTGCATGGAACCTGATTCGCGGCAAGGTCGAGACTGGACTTGCCTTCATTCGCGCATTGTTCAACGTCGCCGGCGCACTGCTCAGCGGCGCATGGCGCAACGTCTGGAACCTGGTCTACGGCGTCACGGCCGGCAAGATCGGGGAGATCGTCGGCTATGTCCGACGGCTACCAGGCATGATCCTCGGCGCCCTCGGCAATATTGGCGGCATTCTTGTCAACGCCGGCCGGTCGATTATGAACGGACTGCTTAGCGGCCTGAGATCTGCTTGGGCGGCGGTCAAGTCATTTGTGTCCGGCATCGCCGGCACCATTGCCAGTATCAAGGGGCCGCTTGACTACGACGCCAAACTGCTCGTCCCAGCGGGCAACGCCATTATGGACGGGCTTGGCGTCGGACTTGCCCAAGGGATGCGGGACATCGAGTCGATGATGTCGAACGTCGCCCCGTCGCTGTCGGCCACAGTGGCCACCACCACACCCGCCGCACCCGCCGCAACCGCCACCCGCCCCACGACCGTCGGCAACACCTACAACGTCACCGTGAACGCCGGCATGGGCACCGACGGCGCAGAGGTCGGCCGAGAGGTCGTCGACGCCATCCGCTCCTATGAGCGGTTCAACGGGGCCGGCTGGCGGAACTGATGGCCGCCACCCTGCCAACCGTCAAGGTCGAGATCGGCACATCGGTTGGCACCACCAACTTCGTGCTGGACGACGCCACGCTCGGCAAACTCGACACCGGCGGCACCCTCGGTGACGTGCTCGGCTACGAACTGTCCGACATCACCGACTCGGTGCGACTGCAAAGTGGCATCGTCATCAACCGTGGCGGCACCCGGAACCGGGGACCGTACTTCCGTGCCGAGACGGGCATGTGCTCGTTCGCGCTCGACAACCGTGACGGCGACTTCGACCCACTCAACCTGTCTGGCACCTGGGTTTCGGCAGGAGTGTCGCAACTGCGGCCGGGGCTGGTCGTGGTCGTCTCGGCCGTGCTCGGGGGTGCTTCCATCACCTTGTTCGTTGGCAAGGTCGAGTCGTGGAAGGTCACCTATCCAGGGCGGGCCATTGACTCCGTGGCCGAGGTCACCGTCGTCGACGCCATCGCCGAGTTCGCTGCCGCGAACAAGTTGGCCTCCCCGGTGCAGGGCGACAACGACAACGCTGGCGAACGCATTGACCGGGTGCTCGACAACATCGGCTGGCCCTCCCAGTGGCGCAACCTCGACACCGACGGCGCTGAGGAGTTCATCTCCACCGAACTGGCGCAACCGGCATGGACAGAGATGCTTCTTGCCGCCGACAGTGCGAACGGCTACCTGTTCGTCAACCGTGATGGCTGGGTTACCTATGCGACCAAGTCCAGATTCCCTCGCACCGCCGGAATGTGGTTCGCGGACGGCGGGGTGCCCGTCGATTCGCTCGAGGTGTCCACCGACGCCGACCAGGTATACAACACAGTCAAGCTGGGACGGGCCGGAGGCACCGTCCAGGGTGTCACCGATGAGACTTCCGCCGCCCTCTACGGCACCCGCACCTACAGCCGCACTGACCTGATCGTGGACACCGACTACCTGGTGGCCGAGTCGGCCGGCCACATCCTCAGCCAGTATCGCAACCTGCAACGCCGTGTGGAAAACATCCACGTCACCTGCGCGCAAGACACCGAACAGGCTGACTGGTCGGATCTGTTGGAACTTGACATGCTGCGTCGGGTGTCATCCACGTTTGAGACGACAGACGGTCGGTCGGTGACCATCGACGGGCTGGTGCGCGGCCTGCGGATGGACATCAGACCCTTTACCTGGCGCTGGTCTATTTCCACGACCCAGGCGCCCGATGCGTTCGGCACATTCACGCTCGATGACATCGCACTCGGTGTACTCGATACCGGCACACTCGCAGCCTTCTAAGGGAGTTTCCAATGGCAGCACAGTTCCAGACCTTCGTTGCGGGCAACGTCCTCACGGCGTCAGAGGTCAATGATTACTTGATGAAGCAGGCTGTGATCGCCTGCGACTCGAGCAGCGACTATCCCGGCTCGCCAGTGGAGGGGATGGTTGTGTATGACAAAGCACTAGACGCCCTNCTTTCGTACACAACGGCNACNACAACGTGGAACCCTCCGTGGAATCTGCCGTGGGGTTACGTNGCGCAGACAAAGGAAACGNCAGACCGTTCATCATTCACCACNGGAACCAACCAGATGACGACCGTGGATGCGACGCTGGTCGATAATCGCCGCTANAGGGTGTCTGCGACGTGGTANAGGTTNGACTCCACTGTTGCTGACGACACGGCATATCTGTCGCTGAATGACAGCACTACCGTATTTGCCCAGATGTATACGTTTGTGGCGGGCAATAATCCGGGGACCGGTGGCACATTCTTCGGCACCTATGATGCTACGGCCGATGGAACGGTAACGTTCCAGCTGACGGCTGCCCGTTCTGGTTCGTCCACCGGAACCTGGACTATGGGCGCCGCAGCGACAACACCGTTGACCATTCTCGTGGAAGATATCGGTCCGGCGGCGGCGCCTGCCTGATGGTCGCNCACCGCGGTCGCAACTGGCANCTCGCCCCNTCACTGATCGCACTGGAGGCCGAGGTCAANCGGATGGCTCCGGGCCGCTCGAAGCGCAGCGACGGCTCCATCGGCGANGCCAGTCACAGCGCCAGAACCTCTGACCACAATCCCGACAANGGCTATGTCGACGCCATCGACATCACACACGATCCGGCCCAGGGGATGGACATACACGCCCTGTTGCGTCAACTCGCCGCCCGNGGTGACCGGCGGGTCAAGTACCTCATCAGCAACGGCCAGATACACAACCCGTCGCGTGGCGATCCGCCGGGGCGGTGGCGCCGGTACACGGGCAGCAACAAGCACACCCGCCACGGCCACATCTCAATACTGAACAGCGGCAGGCATGACACGTCGCCGTGG